CGAGCCTCCCCGCCTGCCGATCGTTTCCTTTCAGTGGAGGACAGCGAAGGAAAAACCATGCCTACTAGGTATCTAAAGCCTGGGATTCGTGACAGCGAATCTATCGACAAATTATCCCCACTTGCAGAGACATTGTTTTACAGACTGTTAGTAACAGTCGATGACTTTGGGCGTTTTGACGCAAGACCCGCCATGATTAAGGCGAACTGCTATCCAGTAAAAGAATCAATCACGATAAACAAGTGCAAGGACTTGCTTGTTGAACTAAAAGACTCTGGACTGATACTTATTTATCAAACTGAAGCCAAAACTACATTGCAAATGTGCAAGTGGGACAACATCCCAAGGGCAAAAGAAAGCAAGTACCCAGACATGGATGGCAGTTGCATACAGTTGCATACAAGTGCAAAGCATTTGCATACAGATGTACCTTTAACCGTAACCGAAACTAAAACAGAAACAAAGACTAAAACCGTTGATACACCTGACGGCGTTTCACAATCTGTTTGGCAGGAATTCGTCAATCATCGAAAGTCAAAGAAAGCCCAGGTCACTCAGTTGGTGATTGATGGAATCCAAAAGGAAGCTGACAAGGCTGGATTTAGCCTTGAGGATGCCTTGAAGGAAGTAGTTGTAAGGAATTGGCAAGGTTTCAAAGCTGAGTGGGTTTTACCAAAGCCCACCTTTGGCGACATGGCTAGGGTATCTGTTGCACCCGTTCAAGGCCGTGATCCTGCTTTACTCAAGCTGGATGAAGACAGAAAGCACACAGGCCCACCACCGCCAGAAATCATGGCACAAATCAGAAATGCGTTGAAAGGAAAAGTAACATGACCGAAGAACAATTTGAAGATGCAATGAACACATATGAGTTGGAAGACCGATATGCAGAGTTCATTGAGGCACACCAACCTGTTGGCAATAATCATGTTTTGATTAGGCTGATGGAAAGCGGTGATTTCTACGATGACTTCAAAGATTCGATGGTGACATGAAGGTTTTGCCCATAAAACCTTTTGAGGCTGAACCTTGGATTTTGAAAAAACACTATGCCAAGCGGATGCCTCAAATAATCCATGCTTTTGGTTTGTATGACACAAGGCTAGTTGGCATCGTGACTTATGGGTTGCCAGCTAGTCCTTTCCTGTGCATGGGTGTGTGTGGGCCAGAAAACAAAGACATTGTTTTGGAGTTAAACCGCCTGTGCATTGAAGATGGATTGAAAAATGCCGCATCAATGCTGGTTGGTCAAAGTCTGCAAATGTTGCCAAAGCCAAGCATTGTGGTTTCCTATGCTGACACTGAGATGAACCATGTTGGGTATGTCTATCAGGCAACAAACTTCATTTTCACTGGAACAACAAAAGAACGAACAGACATGGCTGGACTTGATGGTAAGCATTCAAGGCATAATTTTGGAGATTCTGAAAATAGAATAAATCGCAGTGCTAAGCACAGATATATTTATTTTGTTGGAAGCAGAAAACAAAAACAAACTTTAAAAGACCAGCTGCGTTATGAAATCCAACCTTACCCAAAAGGCGAATCAGAAAAATATAACGCTGGAAGTTCTGTAAAGACTCAGGAGTTATTATTTATATGAACAAAGATGAAGCCCACCATTTGCTTAACAAACGAAAACAAGGTTTTGCCGTTCCACTCTACATTGTCAACAGAGCCTTACTTGTATCAGGAGACCTTGGAATGGCTTGTACACCTTGCAAAACAACCGGGCTGGAAGGGTCAGGCATGGCACAGGGCGAAGGAACTGGAGTCATGCCCGACTCACTTATGGCGTGGAATAACAACAGATTTGACGAACCACATGAAAGCCCAATATGAATCCATTTCTGATAAATGAGCCAACTTGCATCAGTTTTTCAGGTGGGCGAACATCGGCTTATATGCTTTGGAAGGTTTTGGAGGCTCACCAGATGAGCTTGCCAGAGGAAGCAATTGTCTGTTTTTGCAACACGGGAAAAGAGCATGAATCCACTTTGGACTTTGTGAGAGACATAGAAAAAGAATGGAATGTGCCGATTGTTTGGCTTGAGTTCACAAGAAATCCACAGAAATTCAAGGTTGTGAATCACGAAACAGCCAGCAGGAATGGGGAGCCATTTGCAGAGTTGATCGAGCAGCGCAGTTTTTTGCCAAACTCAGTTATGCGGTTTTGCACCACAGAGTTGAAGATTAACCCCATCACTCGTTACATGGCATCGATTGGGCATGATGAATTTCAAACAATGGCAGGGATTCGGGCTGATGAACCACGCAGGGTTGCCAAGCTCAGGGAAACCTTACACGCACCCTTGTCGATTGCAGGGGTCAACCAAGCCGATGTACAGGCTTTTTGGGCATCAAACAGCTTTGACCTTGGGATTGAGTTTCGAGACAAGGTGACACCCCTTGGAAACTGCGATTTATGCTTTATGAAGGGCGCATACCAAATTATGAGCATCATTCAACAAGAACCAAGTCGAGCCATTTGGTGGGCAGAGCAAGAAAAGAAAATAGGCGGCAGGTTTTCCAAAGACAGACCTGACTACACCCAGATGATGAATTTTGGAAAGAATCAATCCGATATGTTTAACCAAGAAGAAGAAACAATCGCTTGTTTCTGCGGAGATTAAATGACAATCTGGATCGGGCTTGACCCTGGCAGCATTAGTGGCGCAGTTGGTGCATTAGATGCAAATGGCGATTATTTAGACTCTTTTATGATTGAGCATAAAGATAAGAATATATTGCCCCTCGTATTCAAAAACATGATATTGCGTTGCATTGACCCAAGGGAGGGCGCAGAGATTTGCATGGAATCAGTGCATTCAATGCCAGGGCAAGGGGTTGCCAGCAGTTTTCAGTTTGGCAGGGCAGTTGGTGTTATCTCAGCCGTTGCTGAATTAACAAATTACCCTTTCCACTTGGTAACGCCTCAGAAATGGAAAAAGTATTTTCACTTGACAAGCGATAAAAACGAAAGCCTAGACTTAGCCCGATCATTTTGGCCTGAAGCAAAACTGACCCGCAAAAAAGATGGAAACAGGGCGGAGGCACTTTTAATTGCACTATATTGGCGTGAGCAGATTAATGGCAAACAAGATAAACCCAAACCGAACCCAAACGGACTTTAAACTAGATTTAAGCCCCGAACAAAGGGCAATTCTGGAATTGATCGGCGGCGGTAACATGACGCAAGGATTGAAGGTTGCTATCGACCAAGCGGGCCACTTCTTCAACTGTGGGCTTGACCCTGAAATGAACCTAAATTATGTGGGTTTGGTTACCACACTGCCAAACCAGGATGATGATTGACCACAAAAGGGCTTGCCAAAGGGCTTAAAACGGCGTTTAAGAGGCTTTTCTTGGTCAACCCAATGCACCCTACATGGCTGGGCTTGCAAGGGCTTAAAACAGGCAAAGAAAAACCCGCACTTGGCGGGTCGTAGTTAGTGGTTAATAACTTTTAAATTGTCGGAACCCAATAATCCCCCTCTGGCCCACTCACAATTCGATCATGGAAACCGAGCCACAATTCAGCCTCAATAATATCGCCCATTAGCCACCAGCCCACACTTTGAGAATTTGGCATAACCCCATAAATGTGGACTAAATCATTTCGATCAATTCGATAATTTCTTTTACCATACTTTGTGCGTAACGCATTACGCAATTTTGCGCGTGATATTGTTTCCATTTTAAGCCTTTCAGAATTGAATATAAGGGTAATCATTCATATATTTTTGTCTCAATGGGCTGCTTTCGTCTGGATAGCCATTTTGAGACAAATAATCGGCGGCTTCTTTTGCCCTTTGTTTTGTTTGATAGTGCCCAAAATAAATGTAAGCATTGTTTTTCAGGAAATAGGCTTTCCAGCCATAATCGGTTTTTTCATATCTAAATTTCATATAATCCTTTCAAATTAAATCATCTAAAATTGAATACAAAACATGAGCAGGTAAACCAGTGATTTCTAATAAATCAGCCCAGGTTAACTCGCCAGATTCAAACAGATCACGCATTTTTTGTTCACTCATTTCAAAGCCTTTCATTTTTTGCGGGTTAGGATGCGTAGGATTAGTGCAAGGGTGGCATAAATCATTGCAAGCCTTTAAAAGTCACGATAAACAAAACCGCCTTCAACTTCACCAATTAAAGCGCCATTTTCTTCAAGGCATTTTTTAACTTCTTCTATTTTTTCATCATCTGTTTCACATTCAGATAAATCAAAATCATAATCTTCTGCGATGCTTTGCCAATCGCTTTCTGAAAAGTCACAGCAAATTGCAATTACATCTAATTCAATTTCAGCGCCACAGTCTTGCTCATATTGTTCAAGATAGTCCCAAAGGATGCCCAGCCCTTCAAGTGAGAAATTGCTAGGGCGCAAACGCTGGAAGGCATCTTGGAATTGAGAAAAGCCTACAGTTTGTTTCATGTAACACCTATTAAAAAGCCCTGGAAAAGCCCAGGCCACAAACCCCTATGAAAAGGGTTTGCAGTCTGTGGTTTTATCGGTTTAATTGGTACATGGTGTAACCAATGGTGATAACCATCGTTCCATGATCGATAAGGGTTTTAATCCATGATTGATCGTGAGAATCCCACAAAGGGGAATCAATGGGCAGGGTTTTAACTGGTTTCCAGCCATCAGCCTGGGTTTTATGGTGCATGGTAATGGTGTACATGATTTAAGCCTTTCAGTATGTCCAAAGAATGAAAGCCAAGGCCATGAAAGCCAAGGCAGAACCGATAACAACGATTTTGTCTGTTGGGTGCATGATGTAACGCCTATTGAGTGAATGATTGTTGAATGATAGGGGTAAAAAGCCCCCATGCAATTAGGATAAACCCTTATTGTCCCGCCTTTAGAATTTTGTCGGCGGTGCTAAAGATTTTCTGTGCTGACTTTTCGCTAATCTCACAATCTCGTAACCAGTGCTGGATGTAACCCCTAGACTCTTCAAGTCCAGGCAAACCAAGGATTGAGCAAAGGATATAGGCCACCGACTCTGCTTCAACTTCTTTTATATCCTTGGGAGTCCTTTCGTTATCGGTCATGGTGAATTCCTGAGTATGACCTAAAACAATGTGCGCCATTTCATGAAACCTTGTTTTATGTGGCAAAGCAGCAACTGGATTAAGCGCAAAGGTTTGACCACTTGCATATCCTTGGCAGTTGCCATCAATCATGGTGAATGGTGTTTCACTGATTGACAGGGCTTGCAAAGCCTTGGCAGAGTCCCACAATGCGGTTTTGACTTCATGGGCAAAGTCGGCACCCTCAGTCTGTGACAAAACAAACCAGTTGTTTTTGAATACAAAACGATTGAATGTGAATTCCTCTTTTTGTCCGGTGGCTTTGTTGTCCTTTTCACCCTTCAAGGTGACAGGCATACAGAGTGCCAAGGCTTTTTGCCCCTTGGTGACGCATCGACCTTTTTCCTGCCAACCTTTGAAGGTGGAGATCGGCCCCACTTCAATGCCACGCGCCACGCATTGGGACATGGCCGCCATTTGGTTACCGACTGAGTAATTGTGAAATGCTTGGTAAGCCTTGGAGAGAATCCCGGGCTTGTTGACTGCTTCAGATAAAAGGGAGGAAAAGTCCATGATGTTTACGCCTATTGAATGTTGATGGAGTCACTGGTTTTCGTTTCCAGTGATGTAAATATAACGCCATCAACCAAGGTTTGATATAGGGATAAACCCTAGGTTCCCCCATTATTTATCTAGGTGCTTACCCTATGAACCATAATGTATTAAGATAACAATCTATGTTCTTGTATAGTGTATACAATCCAGTATGCAGTTGTGTGTGCAATCAAGTACCCCGAAAATGGTGCTTAGTGAGTACTCACTTACATTATGCAATCCTTGCATAGTTTGCAACCACTAACTTAATCATGTTAGCAGGTACTCACTTACTTATAAGTTAGCGTGTACTCACTAACATCTAAGTTAGCCAGCACTTACTTAGCCTTTAGTTAGTGTGTGCTTACTTCGTAGGGGGGGAGGGGGTGTGTGTGGTGTGAGAGATTTTGTGGTGCCCCCCATCCACAAGAAAAGCCAAATTAGGATTACCTACAAAAATGACTAGCTTTTGTTGGGAAGGAAGTGGGTGTACAGACATTAAGAAGTACAGACGATAGCCATTACCCGTATAGGGTGGTACTTCTTAAAGAAGTGAGCCTCTTGTTTATACGCTTATGCGTGAACTTGCGTTCCTAGGCGACAACTGTTGTTTGTCAGACAACCTTTGTACAAGCTACTTTGCCCCGTTCAGGTAGTCCCTGGCGCTATCTCAGCGTTGAGGGAGTCCTACTAGAAACTCGCCTGATTTGCCATGTTTATCCCACTTGGTCGGCTCAACCGCATGGAGGGCTGGGTTATGGCCCCGTGAACAATGTACTAGGGTTTACCCCACTTGTCAAACAATGTATAGTTCACCAAACTTCCATAACTGGGTAAAGTATGAATGTGATTGATGCACTGCCAAACAACCTAAAGAAAAAAGGTCGCCCAAAAGGTGCTGTGAACAAGAAGTTCACTATGGCTACCTATGCCGAAAGACCTGCGGCTCTCCTGCCAAAGACTGAAGTTCAGCGCATCAAAGAACTCAAAGACCTCCTAATAAACAGTGCAGGTTCCAATGTTGTTCACAAAGCAATTGAGATTGCTATGAATGATGAACACCCAGCACAGGCCGCTATGCTCAAACTCTGTATGGATAGGATGCTTCCCGTCAGCCTGTTTGAGAAAGAAGGCAAGCAAAGGAATGCTGTTACCATCAACATCACAGGCATTGGTGGCGTAGAGATTGAACCCCTGCAAGATGTGACTGATGTAGAAACAAAAAATGTCTGACCTCAACTTCTCACTCCTTCCTTGGCAACAAACAGTCTTTGCTGACAAAACAAGGTTTAAGGTTGTGGCTGCTGGTCGGCGCTGTGGCAAGTCTAGGTTAGCGGCTACTACGCTAATTATTGAAGCATTGCGTTGCCCAGCAGGAAGTGCAGTTCTCTATGTTGCGCCCACTAATGGTCAGGCAAGGCAGATCATTTGGGATGTGTTGTTAGAGATTGGCAGGGATGTTATCCAGGCTAGTC